CCATGATTGAAATGCATGGTCATCGTTAATTTCGCGCCAATTGGGGGCCGCACCTGACAAGTCAGACCAGAACTGTTGCTCGGCTGTCATTGCTTGTCGATGCGCCACTGCCTGTACCTGAGGTACGACACTGGTTTGCAACGAGCGAATGATTTGATCTAATTGAGCAATCTTCTGAGCAACCGGATAGAGTTCCTCGCGAGTCACACGACGCATAACGTCAAGTGAATCACCATACTCTTGGACATCATTCTCAGTTACTAATGGTGCAACTTGAGTTTGCTGTGCCGGTTGAGAGGACTGCTGCGAAAGAGACGCAAGCAATTGCTCCATCTGTTGTACGCGACCATTTAGTTCACGATTCTGCGAGTGCAGACGCGGAACTTCGGCGTTGTACATACCTTGTAAAGTACGCCATTTCTGAGCATAAGTCTCAGAATTGGGGTCATCTTCTTGGCCTGTACCACTGGGGGTTTGCTCATTCCCCTGCGGTTGAGCAGCGTTATTCGGTACAGCGCTCTCGTCGGCTGGTGCGGGTTGTGCGGTGTTCTCAGAAGGCGAAGTGTTGCCATCGGCAGGAGGGGTCGCCTCATTGCCATTGTTTTCATCGCCATTGAGTTGCTTGTACAACTCCTGTACGGCCTCGGTCTGTTTACGAATTTGCTCTGGTAGTGCCATGATAAAACGCTCCTATCGGTGTGCGTGGATTAGACGGCGAGTCATATCAGTTAGGACTTTGCCGCTAGTTCAGGGGCTTCTTTGGCAAACTTGTATAGTTCACCCAAAACCTGACACCGCCCTTGTAAGAGTGCCGGGTTGTTAATAGCGCTAGGCAGTTGCTCTAACTCGTGATAGCGCCATGTTCTAAGCCAGTCCAGAATTTCTGGATACTGACGCATGGCGATGCCAAGAGCCTTTACGACTTTAGGATCGGGCTTAATCATGCAGCCCTCCCCCCAGCACCGGACACTAGATTACCTTCTTGTCCACCTTTGGGAGAACCGTCTGGTTGAGTCGGTGTAGGCGCAGGTTGTTGCTGCGACTGTGCCGCTCTCATTGCCAAAGCGTTTTTCTCTTTAGATGGAATAAGTTCATCCAGTGGCATTTGCAAACCTTTAGCCACTTCGCGAAGAATCGCGGCGCGACCATCCTTACCAAGAATCTCCGCATCAATCGGATTGGCGGTTGCATTAAGGAATTCGATACGGCGGACATTGACGGTTTCTTTGACCGCAAGGTTAACTGCACCTTTGGCAATAACCTCAACGTCGCCTTTAATAGACTCATCCTCGTCATAGCGCATGTTGTAGACGAACTGGCGTTGGACAATGGGTTTAATCACATCATTATCGATGTGCATGACTACTTGTCGGATTCCCTTGCCAGCCGCTCCCATGAGCATTGACAAACCAGAGGATGTACGCCCAGCACCCTGAACATTCAAGTCACCATACAAATATGCAGGTACACCTGAGTGGTCATCAGCCAAGCGTGAAAACTTCTCGTACACACCCATGAGGGTCTGTGCGTTATCTTCGGGCTGCGTAAAGCGTACGGCTGGTGCGCTCGATCCTACTGGATCGTTCATCACCTGCCAAATCTTCCAAGGATACATCTGTGTGATGTCCTCGTTGGGAGGAATACGCTCTAAGTTTACTTCGACTTGCGGGCCACTAGAGATGCCCATATTGTTGACAAGCGCTCGCGCAGCCGCGTTGCATACGTTTTGAAGATCTTCAATGATTTCAGGGATTCCTTTACCCCAGAAAGCACCCGGACACTTAATGAATGAAGTTTTTGCATAAGGCTTTTCTCCTAACGGATCATAGTTAAGTACAGCCTTGATTACATAATTGCCAACCATCCAGACGTTCGCATCGTATTCTTGGGCTGGATCAGGGACTTCATCCTCTGACATACCCCAATCAAGCAACATCTGTCCGCTAACTTTGCCCCAGAACTCCAGTGCATCAAACACTTCTGTTGGGCGCATGTATGAGTAGAACTTCCGTTCTTCCTCATTTTTAATCAGTTCAACATCTTCACTGATCCATGATTGACCATTACCAATTTCAAGGACTTTACGGATAGCATCCTCGTCATACCCCGGTACACCGATCAGGTCAGACAAATCCATTCGGGTCAGTGGGTGATGTTCAAAGATGTAACCTTCGTTAATGTTTGTAATCCCCGGCTCAGGATAAATACGGAACGGATCGACACGCTCATACTCCGGCGCAATGCGCTCAGAGGCTTTAACTACGGTGCGACCGGCTTCGTCTTGTTCCCAGCCAAGGTATCTCTGACGACGGACAATCGGCCCTTTAACAAAAGCACAGGGGAAAGTCACGAGGTCAGTAACAAAATCGTTAAATGCGTTTGCCCAACCACCTTGCGTAAACTGATCGCTAATCCGCAACTTCATACGGTCTACGCGGTTCTGGGCTTCTTGCAAAATCTTGAAGCGATAGTCTTGGGAAATAATTTCTTTTAGTTCTCCCATGACTTCTTGCGACGGCGCTTCTCCGCTACGCTGAATCATCTCCAACACTTTGTTAGCAAAGATGTCCTGAATCTCTTTGGTAGCCTTAGGGCTGAGATCAGGAATAGGAGTAGCCGTCAAATCCCAAGGGGGTGTCCCCGTGTCAAGCAAGATGTCTCTGAGCCAAGACTCCGCTGCGCGGCACTTGACTTCAGTAATCATCATAAAAATTTCTGATCCGCCTTGTTTGCGAATACCTGCCATCTTATCGGCTTCGTACTCGCCATTGCGTTGGCGCATCGCCATGAGCATCTTGTTCTCAATAGGCTTCTTGGCTTGCTGGGCTACATCCCAACAGGCACGCAGGTAGTCCGCCATACCAAGAATAAAGGGTTGGGCTTGACGCTCCTCTAAAGCACGATCAGCCAACATCTTCTCCTGACGATTCAACTCGTCATTGGACACTACACGAAGAAGGGTTAGTCCACCAGCCATTATTTTCCTTTAGGTACAGAGAAGTACCGATCACCATACTTACGAACTTCAGAGCCGCGTGCTTCTTCGGCTTCAACGCCCTTTGACCATGTTTCGTGTTTACGACCCTTTAACATTTTATAGGTGTTATCTGGAAGGTTATATTTTTTCCGAGACTCCTCACTTGCAGGAGCAACCGAACCCCAGTGTCCTTTATTCTCTCCAGTGCCGTCAGCGCCCATACCAGCCTTCTTGGCTGTATCGTAGTCGTAACTATCACCTTCAGGATCAAAAACTGCCCCACCGTTGCGATAACCACGGGCAGCAACAAACTCCATCTTAGGATTAGTCGAAGAAAACTTTAAGGTTTTCATTACTCTTTGTCCTTAGACATCTTAATCATTTTGTCTTTTAGCGAACCTTTATCTTCTGGGTCTATCTTGTAAGGCCCACGGATCATACTGTCCTTGAGTCTTTGATCTGGGCTACGCTTATCGTCTGGGTCTATTTTGTAGGGTAGAGTCTGCATCCCCTCTGGCATCTTAATGCCACCGGGTGAGCCGTCTTTGTATCCCTTGACAAGACCGCCATCTCTATATCCTTTGACGGCCATGTTGCCCATCTTAGGATTAGTCGAGGAGAACTTGAGGCACTTCACGATGATTCCGTCTCTGGGCGTTTGTTGCCCTTCATCTCATGCACTTCCATGATCTGCTTGATATTCATGGTGGGCATCTTAAACTCCATCTCGTAGAGTTCCATCGGTGCTGGTTTACCAGCCAAGCCAGAAGTATCCATCTTTGGATTGTCTGACAAGATTGTGTACTGTTTGCCTGACTTCATAGCGCTCCTCCGTTTGCCGCACTACTACATATTGTAGTGTGGTTATAGCAGCAAGTATACATGCTGTCAAAGAAAAAAGAACCCCCTACGTTTCCGCAGGGGGCAAGAGGCGTGAAGGAGAACGCCAAGGAGGTGAAACTGCATCCTACTATATCACACATTCTAAGTCCAGCCGACTGCCGAAATGGGCTTGATTTCCCGGCGTTCGTGTAAATGACCCCCCTCGCCAATACTAGCGATATGGAGCATGAGGTATTGTAGCGCCTCAGCCACATGGGAGTGTTTATTTTTCTCAATGTCGCCGTCGCCTTTGGGTTTATACCTATATCCACCCATCATGGCAGCCTTGAGTTGAGTGCAACTGGGGTCTACTAGGAAGGCCGGATCACCGTCTACTTGACGCATCAAGTAGTCATCGACCGAGTTAATCCGTGCCGAGATGCTGTTAGTCCTAGCGGGCATGACCCTTAGCCCCTCCGCCTTAATGATGTCAACCGCCGATCTCTCATCTGTCTGCGCCCGCTGGATACCCGCAGGGTCAGTAACCACCAGTATAGGTGCGCCTCCAAACCGCTCGTATAGCAATGGCTTAAGCATTGTCCTGACAAAACGCTGTACTCCCATATCAAACGATACACACTCGCCAAGTATCAGCGCCCGACCACGGGGGTCTTGTTGTCCGATAACAGCCGCTGGGGTAAGCCCCAAGTCCATCCCGATAACAATGGGTCGAACCCCATTGTTGATATAGCGAAGTCTCTCGCGAGCCATATGGTAGTCCGGCCTGAAATACTTATACACCGGCATACCAGCCGAGGACAGCCCGTACTCTCCATCGATGTAAACCCTAATATATTCTTCGCTTCGGCCTTGGGTGTCGTAGTAACCTTCGGGGAGGTTCTCGATGTTCTCGGCGTACGCCGAGCGCCCGCTTGGCTGTTTGAATACCGCCCAACCATTATCGTTCGGAGATACGCCATCTTTAGGATCCAGCCCTTCCATCTGGTAATACCACCAAGTGTCCATTGTAGGTGGGTTAGTATCCCCCCACATCCCATGCCATGTCGGCCCCCCGTCCTTAGCCGACGGGAAACGCCCAATACGCTTAGACATCGCATCCATAATGTCAGGGTGAATGTCCCGACACTCGTTAAACCACGCGAATGTCAACTCCAACGAGTTCAAGTTAGCCACATCGTCAGCGTCATCTAGCGCTCGGAACATAATCTCGCACTCAACCTCGCCTACTTTGAAGAAATAGGTCTTGGTTGTACGCATGTACTCCCCACAGACCCCCGGCGGGAACCAATCAAGGAAGGTTTTGATCGTAGTATCCTGCAACTGCCGTGCGGTTTCCCGCACAATAGCCGCCCGCGTCTTGCGGATGCCCTGTGCATTGGGGGTTTGTAGGGATGCCCGCCTTACAATCTCGAACGAACAGGTCACGGACTTGCCAGAACCTACCGGCCCCATCAAAACGCGCATTTTTGCGTCTGACTCCATGAACTTCGCCCCAGTTGGCGGGGGTGTGTAGTTAATATCGAGCGCCATTAGTAGGTTTCCCCTACTACCATGACCACAAACTCACGGCCACGCTTCTTATGCTTGCTGATTTTGGTCTTAAACGAGGCTCCCGCCTCCTTTAACGCCAGTGTAAAGTTGTTGTACTCACTTGAAGTGGTAAAAATTGCTGCCTTGAACCCGTCGTA